TTGCTTGAATACTAGCATTTCTAATCAATATATCTTTTGGTAATAGATCAGATACTTCTCTAGCTGTAGCGTTTAGCATATCATTTAATCCGCTAGTATCACTCGCTGCTCTGCCAAGTAAATCTTCTACTTGTAATTTAAATGTTTGCATTCATTTCCTTTTAACAAGGGGAGGGATATCACTCCCAACCCCTTGTTATCATTGTTTTACCCAGCGTCTACCGTTGCTTTTGTTGAACCATTGCATAGCCAGTAAGTGCCATCACAAGTAATCTCAATCGTATCATTAATTGCGCCAGCATTTAATGTTAACGATGATACTGTCTCGTGTATGTCTCTACCAGTATTTGTTGCATGGTCGGTACCATAGCTACCATGATAGTATATTTTACTTGCACCACCACTTACCACATGCTCACTATCATCCCCTGATATAACTTTACAGGAGAATCCTTTGTAATCATTTGATATAGTAGGTAGTGTAACTGTTATTGCAGATCCAGACAAAACAAATGTTTTGCCACTATCTGCATTACCAATACTATAGGCTGCTGTTTTGCTTTCGACAGATGCGGTTGTTCCACCAATATATGGTCTAGCCATTTAAACCTCCTTAATCAGTTATCTTGAATAACTTGTGAGATTCGATCAGGGTTATACCAATACCTTCATCAGACATATACTGGTCTTTTACGCCATCAAACGCATTATCAGTTTTGATATTTGTTTGATATACAGGAGGTCTGTATACAGAATGGAATAAATTCTCTTCTGATACTACCATCATGTATTTGTTGTAAGGGCCACGTAAGACTGGTGTAGGGATCAACATAAGAACACCATGAGGAGTTTCTAGTTGACGGTAGTTGAAACCAAGTGTGTTTCTTTCAGATGGGCCCATATTAACAGTCCAACCTGAATTTCCACCGAACCCTGAAGCTCCTTCCATCTTAGACCAATAGCTCATTGCGCCCATTCCACAGAAAGCCATCTTCATTCCAGATTCTGGAACATATTGGAAGACTTTTTCCATGTCATCTACGAAATCGCCATAAGCATAAGTTGCTTCAGATACGGTGAAGTAGTTCTGGTCATCACCAGAAGTTGCACCATAATCTGCTAGGGCGGTTACAATACCTTTTGTTGTGCGAACTTTATTCCCATCGGAATCTGTTATTCCACCATCGGAAAATGATTCTGCAGAAGTTCCATCTCTGGAGTCCTTCAGACCTGTTCCATATGGTGAATCACCAAATAAGAACGCACGTTCTTTTTGGATCTTGTGTTCTTGTGATTTCTGCAAACGTAATCTAGCTAGTTCAGATGACTCGCCACGAAGTGCTGCTGCCTCTAGGGTACCAGTAATTTGTAGGGGAGTTTTAAAAATCTGAGTACTATTCCAGACTACTTTTAGTTCGTCTGCCCATGCTTCAGGTGCTGTTGTACCCTCGCCATGTGCATTACCAACCACAATGAAGATATCATTATCTGCTGCGTCAATCGCAGCTGCACCAACGTTCTTGTACTTAAGAGTACTTGATGATGATGCTTCTGTTATCACAACGTGACCTCTAAGTGTGTCTAGATCTTCATTCCAAACTTCACACTCAAGACCTAACCAAGAGCTGTCAATAGTGCTTGATAATCCAACAATGGTATCTATAGCAAGAGCAGAACCTAATTCTGCTGCTGAATCTACAGATGCTGGATTAGCATTTGCTTTAAACTGCTGTTTCTGCCAAGGGTTACGATGTTCAAACATCTTAAATAACGGATCAGGTGGTGTACGCTGTTCCTGATTAGCCACAACCGTTGTAAACGGTGTCACATCAGTCCATAGTTCTTTTACAACCTGTGGGCTGATATAAAAATCTCGCCGATCGGTATACAGAACACCTGAGCCGCTAAGGTTTTTTGTTACTGCTGCCATTTTATTTTACCTATTTCCTTAATTTGCTCGTTGAAAGTAGTGCAGCATTAAACAAGTCTTGTTCATTTGCAGTAGGTTGACTTATCCCAGTTTCAACAATTGTTGTAGTGGGAACACTCAATGCCTGCTGTTGTTGTACATATTCTTGTTTCTTTTGCTGCGCCTGTACTTGTTCGGGTTTGGGAGCATTCTGTAAGTCGAATAGTTTAGCAAGAACATCAAGAGTTACATTATTTGGGTTAGTAGCCCAGCCAATAAAATCAGCAGCTTTCACATCATTCCAGCCATAAGAACTCTTAACCTGGGTGTAAGCTTGATTCATCATAGACTCTTCACGTTGCCTAGCCATATTTTGTTCATGGTCTTGAATACGTGCATACTCTATCTTTTTCAGATAGTCATAACGTGCATCTTGATATTTTTCCTTTTCCATTCTAAACTTAAAAGAATCACTCTCAGGATCATTATAGGCATCTACTTCGCTGTAGTTCATCGGTCTTTCTGGTGGCGTAGGCTCCTTCAACGGATCAACCTGTGGCTGTGGCTGGGTTCCGTTGGAGACTGGTGCTTGTTGAAGTTGGTTTACAGCTTTCTTATAAATATCAAGCTCTTCTGCCATTCTACTTGCATCATTCTTGGCTCTATCTGCCTGTGATTGCCAATACTCCATCCTATTTGGATCCTCTTTTGCAGATACTTCTGTGTTCTCAGAAACTTCGCTGCCCTGCGTAGTTTGAGATTCTTGTGGACTTTCATCCATTATGGGTGTTTGTGTAATTGTAGGATCAGGAGCTCTTGTATCTGCACTAGGCTCATCGTATAAAAACGAATCGCTTTGTTGTGGAGCTTCCTGTACTTCAGCATTACTTGTGTTTTCCATTATTCCTCCAATGGTATTATTTCATCGTTTGTAGCTTCTTGCTCAGCAACGACATTTTTGACCTTCTTAAGCTCGTCATCAGTTCGGGCTGCGTATAGCTTAGAGGCCATGTCAGCTCTATTAGAGGATTGCTCAAGTTCAGTCTTGAACTTTTCTACTTCGACACGTTGACGTGCATGAACCAGCTCACGTCTAGCTGTTTGTAGATCTCCCTGTAAATCTTTTATCTGTTTAGATTGACCTTCTACCTGCCTTGTAAGTTGTGACATCTTTGAAGAACGGTTTAATACGTCTTCAACATTCGCAACATCCGTTTGCTTAAGGACTTCAATCTGATCTATGATACCAGACTTATACAATTCCATGTAATATTCAAACCTAGCGTATCTATTAGATGGAAGGGTGGACCCTGAAACTACTAATACATCATATTTACCAACTGTTACGTCATTTAGTTTACCCAAGAATTGACCACTAATGTCGTCATAGACGGGTTCGTTTATTTTTATTTCTTTTGGTTTATGATTCGGTTGTAGTAATCTCAAAACTTTCATGCTAGTATAAGTTGCCTGTATAAGCTGAACAACTAACCTAGCTAACTGATTGATACCTTCTTCGATATCATCACGTTTAGATTTAATTCTTCTTTGGCCATACTCATCAATTGCCAGAGTACCTTTATAGGTTTGTGGCATTGCTGAGGGATCTCCTTGCATTAAAGCATAGATTCCAAGTATTCTTTCAATATCTGCCTTGGCGTCTGCTTCATTTTTATATAATTCATTTGGTAGTGGTATAGGCCCAGCTACTATAGGTTGTCCTAATTCAGGATCAAACTCTATAACTGCTGTTCCTGCTCTACCCCATTCTTCCTCTAGTTGCTGTTTATTCATTGAACCTCTAGGAATAAGCAGCTTAACATTAGTAGATGAGGAAGCATGAGCTACAATCAATGAACGAATCTTATTAATATAAGACTGTAAACCCTTAACCATTCTTACATCACTCAATGGATACGGGTTTCTGTTATGAGTGTTCATTATAGTAACTACTGGATAATCATCAACAGGTAAGCCATTTATAAACAGAAGCTCTCCTCCAGCACTCACTACCTGCTTGATTCTTGTTAATGAGATTTCATTTACTAGCAAATCCCCTGTTTCCATTAATTCTGCAAAGGTCTTTTGCTCAATCATGGTAGTACTGCCTTTAATAGCCATGGGCGTTTCTTCCCCTTGCATCATGACTTGCTCTTGAGTAACTGGATTTATTACGAGATGAAAGACAGTACCATATTCCTTTTCAATCTCTTTATATGTCTCTACTTCATTATCATCTGTAACCACTCTCTGGTCTTCTTTATTGTATACTTTATAGCCAATCTTCTGGCTGTATTCCTGGTATTCTTCTATAGTAAGTATCTTCTCATCATTC